GTTAGTTTTTTGTGCTAGCCTCCTCGATCAGATAGGCATCCAGGTTGGACGCCCGAAGCACCTCCAGCAGGAAGTCCACCACCTGGCCCGACTTCAACACCTCCACGACAGCGACGGTTGAGAACGGCACCGGCTGATTCTGCCGGTCAAAGACGTTCTCCCAGCCAAGCAAAAACGCCTTCACCCAGTCCTCGGTGAATGAGTCGTCGGTCTCCTCGATCTGTTGCCATTGGCCGCCAGGGGTTTTCCATGATCGCGTCTTGCGATGCTTGCGCGTCAGGTCCCTGATTTCCTTCGTGCTCGGGCGCCGAATCTTGAAGCGCGTACAGCGACACGCAGATGGTGCCTCGCACTCGCCAAAATGGACCCAGAGCCCCTCGGCTTCCTCGGCGTATACTTTCAACGTGCTCATGCGGCACTGTCCTCCTTGGCCTCTACGGGCCTAGACCGTGTGAGGTGGGCCTCCACTGGGCCTCTCCTCCGTGCTACGAAAAAACGATCGACACCTCAGAATCTCCCGCCGCGCTGTTGTCCACTACGCGGTACGGGGTAGTAAACATCCCGAGCTGCCCCCGATCCCCTGGCGTGACGTCCTTCGACTGGACCTGGGACATGGTGAACGCGATCTTGTTGTACTGCGTCGTCCCATGGGTGAAGCTCATGTCCATGATGGTTCCGGCCTTCCACTTCGAGTACCAGTCGAAGGTCGCCACCAGGACCGCCGTGGGATCGAACGAGCCTTCCGGCTGCCGGTTGACGAGGTAAATCTGCGAGATGCCATCTGCCGCGCTCGGATCGGGATCGGCGACGAGCACCCCGCTCATGTTCAGATTCCAGTTCTGGAACGGGGCGGCATAGTTCTCTGACCCGATCTGGAACGCGCCGCTCAGCAGGACAGGGAATTGGACGGTCGGCTCGCCGGTCACGGTGACGAGTGCGCTGTCCGTCGGCTGCACGTAGAGGCCCTGGAAGGTGAACTCCGCGAACAGGATGCCGCCGGTCCGCACGACGAAGTTGACGCTGCCCCGCGTGCCGAGCATCTTGTAGAGCAACCCGTCCCAGTTGTAGTACAGGTTGATCGACTCAAAGTTCTCCGAGCGCGGGACATAGGTCACGGTCTCGACGCCTGGCGTGTCAACAATCGTTTCCTGTAAGCCGCACGCCCTGAGCAGCGACGAAATGCGCGGGACGACGCTGGACGAATAGGCGGCCCCGGCCCCTCGCACCGGCACGCGGAAGTCGCACTGCCAATGCCGTGGGCCGGGTTGAGACGCGGGCAATTTCGATAAGCTCCCGCGCCCGACGACATCGTTCAGTTCGTTTGGTTCCTGAATGATTTTCGGGGCGCTCCCTATTACATAGAGTCCGTTGGACGCCCCTGGGCTCGTATCCTGCCCGTAGGTGCTTTCAATCTTGGCGAGAATGCTGATGTTCCGTGTCAACAGCGCCATGCTGATCCCCTCCGCCCCTGAACGATCAGAGGCCCGACCAGGTGCTCACAGGCACTCGGGACGGGCCTCGATAGCTGGGCCTCTCATGGGGACCTCGCAGGGTCTCTCGCCGAGGGTCTAGCCGACCTCTGTTGTCTGCTCCTGTGTGACGCCGATCTCCATGTCCAACGGCTCCAGCCCAGGCAGCCGAATCCTCACGCCCTTGCCGGGTTGCGGAAAAACCGTGGCGCTAGTCTCATGTCCGACGACCACCCCACAATCGACCGCGATGGCAAACCCCGCCTCACGGGCTTTCTGGCAGAAATACGTATCTTCGCCAGCGCGCTCTGGGTGGAGCTTCCCCATCTCAAACCAGGGATCCGAAATCCGGTTGAATACGGCGCGCTCGATCAGGAGAAATCCGGTGCCGACCGCGTCCACCTCGACCAGCCCCTCCGATGGCAGGTCCTCATACGCGAGCGAGCGCATCCCGCGAAACGCACAGAGGGGAAATGGGCTATAGCGCCCCGCGATTAACGCGCCGACGATCGGGCGTTTCCAGGCCAGGAGGCGCAGGAGGGTATTCGGCTCGAACACCTGATCGCTATCGATGAAACAGAGCCAGTCGCCCGCCATTTGGCGCACGATCGCATTGCGCTGCCACGCGAGATGAGAGCCTTCGATATCGTGAACCTTGACGCTGCCAGGGGTCTCTAGGGCCCGCAGGGAGCGACCCATGCTGGCGTTCCAGGTCCCACGATGGATGATGCCGATGGTGCCAACGATCCGGTCAGATCCGTTCTGGCTTAAGAGCGGGGTCGGCGTCTGGACCATGCTGGCTCGGCTGGTAGATGCGGAACGCTCTCCTTCACCCATCCTTTAGCGACCCAGGCTTTTCCCTTGTCGTCACTGAGTTCGATGCTCGCCCCTCCATGATAATCCCGCCCGTCGCCGATCGGATTGCTCAGCGTCACGCCGTCGCACACTTGATACCGTGGCATAGTTCCTCCTACAGTTGGTTATGCTGATCGCTGTACATCACCGAGAAGCGCATCTCGGCGCCCGCGAGATTATCCGGGACCGCCCGATCTTCCCGAGGCGCGGAGACGCTCGTAAACACCGTGTCGATAGCCGCACCGCCTCGCGTCGTATCTACTATGATGGCCTTCAGCAGATCCTCCAGCCACGCGTTGAGCGCGGTGTTGACCCCGCCCCGTTTGACCACGAGCGCGAGGATCACGACATGGAGGCGGGAGAACGAGAGCGCCGATGGGACGAAGGTCGAATCCTGCTCGAAGTGGGAATTGACGATCTGCTCATGCTCTTCCAGGATCGCCGCCGGCACCTGATGCCCACGGGCGACCTCGGCCAGATTCACCGGATCTCGGGTGAGCAGCATATTGGGCGTCACCGTGTTGGTGTAGGTCGGTGGCCCGTTGATGGCTTGGACGGCGGTGAGCAGGTGCGCCATGATCTGTTCGCGGTGGCTCATGCGCGCTCTCCGAGCGAGGCGAGGGCCTTCGTGAGCCAGCGGTTGACGATGTCCGGCAGGGTCCGCGTCATGCGTTCGAGCGTCGGACCCCAGATGGGGCGCGCCGGGATGCGGACGCTCTTCTTGAGCGCGAACAATGGCACTAAGCGGCCGCCTGCCTGCATGGCGAGAATATGTCTGCCCTTGGGAAAAAACGCCCCTTGCTTGATAGCGGTCGGGGCGTCGAACCGTCGCACCCCTGCGCCTGTGCTCCCGCCAGGCAGCGGAATGGTCAACCAACTCCGCGCTTTTGACAATGGACCTTTCCCAGGTGCGCTGATGACGCCACCGTGTTCATGCAGCGGGGCATACACCACATCCGTCAAGACCGTGCCTTTCAGTAGTGGGCCTTCTGTGGCGACGCTCTGGCGGATACTGCTTTTATAGGTGCTACTCCTCGTCCTCAGCACTCGTCCGCTGAGTGCATCCGCGATCTCATCTCGCATCGTGATCGTAGCCTCGTGGAGCGCGGGCTTCAGGGCACGCTCCAGCACGACACCAGGCAACTCCTGGAGGACTCGTTTCAACTCTTCATCGTGAATCTGCACCCGAAAGGTCGTCGCCATCTCAGATCCCCAGCACAACTGGGCGTACAAACGAGGTCAGGATCTCCCGCACTACCTGCGGGAGTGCCGATTTGTCGAGTCCGATATACTCCCCTTGCGCCGACGCCGCGATGAGACGGATATATTTCCGGTCCTTGTCCATGAACCAGGCCATGACCGTGACGATACACGCTTCCGTGAGGTCTTCTGGAAGAGGGGAAAACCCGCCATTGTAGGTGGTCTTCAGGTTATTGATGCCGGTTGTCCAGCCTCCGGCGCGATACAGGCCATCGCCAAGTCCAGAGGGCCGACCGAGGGCGACCACTTGCACATCGTACAGATCGGGATCGTTCCCGACGGTCTGCACCGTGTCATCGAGGGTGATCGAGGTCACGCTGTTGATCGGCGTTTCGAGCCGTCGGCCAAAGGCCCGTTGGCTGAGGGTGTCCCCACTCGCCAAACTTCCTCCCATGCCGTCGCGCAAGGGATCGCTCTCGAAAAACTGGCGTCCGTTGCCGTTAAACAGCGCGTCGGTATAGGCCCGCGCCTTCAACAGTCGATTGGTGTAGGACTCGATCTTTCGAGAGGCGGCGTTAATTAGGGTCTGGAGAAAGTCATCTTGCGTCGGGCTGGTGATGTCGAGGCGCTCATTCAGCGCGCTGACCGTGGCGAGTGCGCCTGCATAGGCTGTGACAGCCATGTCACCGGTCCTCTTGTTCCCACATGGCGATCAAGGTCGGAAGTGCGCGAGTCTCTACGGACTGACTCGGCACAGATGGAGATCCCGGCGGCGGCGATGCGACATCGTCCGCCCGCGGCTGCATCAGGGGGTGAGAGCGCGTGTCCAGTCGCCGCCGCCGTGACCGTGTAGAACGCTTCGAAATGGTTAGCCCGCTTTCTTCATCGCGTGGACGGACACGCCGTAGATCCCTCCAGTGGACGCCCCGGCCACGGTCTTCACAGCACGGACGTACTGCTTGGCGCGCTGGAAGTTCAGGACGTGGACCGTGTTGTCATTCGCCGACGTGAGCGCGAGGCTGTCGGCACCGACCACCGCGGTATAGTCCGAGTCGTTGTTGGACTCTTCGGCGGTGATCGTGTGGGTCCCGTCGGTGACGGTGCTTGCCTGCACGATCAGACAACTGCCGCCGTCCCCGGCGAGCATGTCCACACCGGTCCCATTGCCAGTAGAGGTGTGGATCGTGTCGGCCAGGATGCTCATGCCGCTCACGATGGAGTTCTTCAAATCTTTCCAGAAACTTGCCATGGTCTCTTCTCCTCCTCTCCGCTCAGGGCCTTAGCTCTGGAGCAGGGTGTCGGTGATACAAAATGAGGATTCGTGACTCGGCCCCGCGTCCCCGCGCAGGATGGCCTTGAGCACAGTCTGATCCTGGAGGAAGCGGACATGCTCTGAGGCTGCCAATTCCAGGGCACCAGACCGCGCGATGATCCACCGGCTGAAGTTGCCGACGAGAATGTAGACGAGGTTGGTCGCGACCTTCACCCGGTCGCGCTGCGCTTGCAGCGTGGTCAACACCGGGACATCATCCAGCCGCCGCTCCGGGGCGCGGCCCATGTCACCACGGCTGACCGGGAACAGAAACGGCCCCTTGGCATCATTCGCGGTGACCGCATCGGCCCTCCGGTTCTTGATCGAGGACCACATCCGAGGCCGCATGATCCAGGCCGTCGCCTGCGACGGATCGTTGCTCTCTTCGTAGAGCGCCATCATGGTGGCCACATCTTCAGGGGTGAAGGTATTGCCTGAGCCGCCGACCGTCCCGGCCACGTGGAGCGTGATGCTGCCACGAGTCGGCGTCTCCGCCACGCTGAACGGGTAGTTGGTCAAGCCCTTCGGCTCCAGGTCGGTCCCGGCGCCTTCCAGCCACGCGAGGTCTTCCGCGACGGCGGCCGCTGAGGCCAGCGACGTTCTGGCGATCAGCTCGACCGAGGGGGAGCTGTAGCGGATGAGATCGTTCGGGAGCGCCATCGCGCCGATCATTTGCTTTCCGCGCAGGCGCAGCACATCGAACGTGATGTTGCTCACGCCGATGGCAGAGCTTCGATCCGGATCGCCCCAGGCAAACGTCGGATCGCTGGCCAGCTTGGGCCACGTGGTGTTGCCGGAGGGCGGCAACGGGATTTCCTGCGCCCCGGCCCGCTGCATGACCACCATATTGCGCATGAGGTCGATGACGGAATCGCGCTGGGTCGTCTGGACGAGATACCCGCCCAGCGTGTCATCGCCCAACTTGAGGTCTTTCTCGACCAGCCCGTAGGCTTTGGCGATTGCCGGGTGCTGCTTCAGGTGATGCGCGAACTCGCCTGGATCGACGTAGACCGGCAGGCGCTTGAGCACTTCCTCGCGGAGTGACTTGTGCTCGTCCGGGATGTGATGCGGCGCGAACGGGAACAGCACGCCGCCATCATGGGCCTTGAAGTAGCCAGCGGCGACTAGCCGATCCGACACGTCCCGCTCTTCCTTGGCGAATCCCCAGTCCTTGTTGATCATCGCCTTGACGATGTTGATGATCCTGAGCGGTCGGTGGCCCGATCCCATCTCCCCCTTGATCACCGCCGGGGCGCCGAGAATCGGCGTCCCCAAATCATCGACTCGGAGCGGCATCCGGTCCTCAGCCAACCGCTTCTCCACGTCCGTCTTGAGCGCGGTGAGCCCTTCTTTGGTCGAGGCCACCTCGACCTTCATGGCTTCGACCCCCTTGGACACGGTATCGAGTGTCCCAAGGATCTTCTCTACGGTCTGCTTGTCCATCGCGTACTCCCCTTTGGCCTTCCAACACGAAAGGCCCGATAGCCGCTCGACGGCGGTCCACTCGGGCCTCGGGGACGGGCCTCACATGGCGGGCTTCAGGGAGCCTCTGGTGACGGGTCTCGTCAGACCTCTAACGTTCGACGCTGAGTCGGTCAAACCCTCCGCATTTCTCGCATTTGATTTCGATGATGACGCGGCCTTTCTCGACCTCGATCAAGGCATCATAGAGCCGTTGATTACAGGCGCACCGATGTTGTGGGAGCGGAGGTCCGCCCTCTGAAGTGGCGCGCCGATGCAGGACCTGGCCGCGTGGTGGCATCAGCCCTTGATCCGAACCCCGATCTGATCGAGGAGCGCGTTCTGCTCTGGCGTCAAGGGCTCACCGGCACTGTGCCCTTCGCCCAGGGATGGATCACCAGCTCCTGGCTGCGTGGCGGGCACCACGACAGGCGCGAGACCCTTCACCGCCTCCTGCACGGAGTCGCGCACGGCCTCCTTGATCGTGGCGAGCTGCTCCTGATGGTCTCGGCCCGCTCCCATGAGCGCCCGGGCCTCCTTGATCAGCATCAGCGTATGCCGATGCCCGTCCGAGTCCTCGGTCTCGCCCTTCGCGTAACTCTCCGGCGTGATCCGGTGCGAGTGGTCCGCGATAGACTGCGCGTAGCCATTCATCTCGCCGGTGTCGCTGTTGACGTAGCAGTAGTATTCATGGATGTGCGCCGGTGTCGTAGCGCCAGGTGACGAGCCAGTGTAACCCTGCATGGCGATGCGTTTGTCGATGTCGGTCTGCTCCAGCTCCATGTCCGCCTCCTTTCGCTTGACAAGAATGAACTTGGCCTTTGGCACCGCAGGGACATCGACAAAGGCCATCTCCTGGACTTTCAAGTCTTTCATCCGCCGTTTCGCTGCCGTACTCATGCGCTCTCCTTCGGCATGAAGCCCTCGATCGACAAGCCGGTAATTTTCTTCTGCTTGATCAGCTCGCGGAGTTCAGGATTATAGATTTTCCAGCCTTGTAGCCAGGTCCCTGCTTTGAGGAGCACGCCGTTGATCGTAGTGTCCGCTCGCAAGATTGTATTCTCAACAAGGACCACCCCAGGCAGAGATTGGCGGTGCATGAAGTTTCCGATCTGGGATTCTTCCATGAAGTCATAGGCCGTCTTTTCGATTTCCTCGGCGCTGATCGAGTCCCCTTGCAGATCCACTTCATCAGGCACCAGCGGGGCGGCCAGAACAAACCCGAAATCCTCTGAGGCTTTGAGGATCGGCGCGAAGCGCGTCGAGGAGCGCGATTCAGACGGCAGCAGCGGCAATTGCGCGGCCATCACTCCCTCACGCTGATGAAGGTACAGCGCTCGTTAATGACATTACCAGGACTGGCCCCTAGAGAGGTATCACCTGGATACATCAGTTTCTCGCCACTCACGATGAAGGGCTCATCCAATCCGACGATCTGCCCGTCCGCCGCCCGATGGTCAAAGACCGGCCCACCGCGCCGACCCGCCGGGCGGACGTGCTCATCCCGCGAGGTCCTCCATTGCTTCTTCGTCACGATCCCAGAGGCGCGATAGCCTGCGAAGGTCCCGGCGTTCGCCGCATTGACCATTTCCGTGCGCGCCACGCGCAAGGCGCGCGCGGGACTCATCAGGTCGCTAAACTGCATCAGGCGGGCTTGCAGCATCGTGATCGACTCACCCGCCGCCAGCCCGTCGGCCAGTTGCAGACGGAACGCGAGAACGATGTCCTCAGCAATGGACGGCGAATATGTGGCCACGCGCTGCTGGAGAAACCCCGACAGTAAGGGATCTGGCGCGAGGGTGATCCCCACGTCCGCTGATGCCTGGTCCACCCCGAACGTGAAGGCCCGCGTCAGAGACGGGACCAACGCGACGGTTAGTAAGGGCATGAGCGTCTGCCACGAGGGGACCGCCTGCTGGAGCATCACCTCGCT